CGGTAGCGCTGGCGGCGTACAGGTTACGGTGGTACGACGGCGGCGAATGAAGTTGCGTTAATGACAGGCTGGCCTGCCAGTGTGCTGAACGGCACTAAAGGTGAGAAATCGCCGGTTGGTCTGCCTTCAGACGCTAAAACGCCGTGGTATATCCTGCTGCTCCCGCAGTATGACGGCATTGTGCTTAGAACCAGCGATATCGTGACTGATAACATTGGCAGGCGCTATGTCATATCCAGCGCTGAATTAACCGATATGGGTTGGCGCGCAACCATGATGCAGGCTTTGCCGTGATATGGCTGACGAATCAGAAGTACTCAATGTTCTCGTGGGGCTGGCGGCCGCAGTCGCCTACCCGAACGGAACGGCATCACCAAGCATCACGGGCGGGGTCATCAAGATTTATCCGGGATGGCCGGTACCAAATATTCTTGAAACTGACATAAAAGAGGGCGGGGTTCATGTTTCAGCGTTCCCCCTTGCTACCGAAAAGAAAATGCCGACAGCATTGGGTCGCCCTTATCGAGTAATCAACCCTGGCAGCCCAACCATTGCGGCATCAGCAGCCCCACCTGACGCGCTTGGCATCAGTTTTATTGTTAACGAATCAGTTCCTATGGCTGCTGATGGATACCGGGTAACGCTTTCAGGCACCGTCACAACACCTCAAAACGTTTACTTTCTCGTTGATGGAACCGGTTATCACTACTCAGTGCAAAATGGCGATACGCTGACATCGATTGCCACCGCTATGGCTACGCTAATCCCGAATGCCAACAACGCAGGACCGGTCATCACAATTCTTGGTGCGGCAGAGGTGATTGCGAGAGTAGGCGGCGTTGGAACTGCTGCGCGAGAGTTGCGCCGCCAGGCTAAAGATTTCGTGTTAACCATCTGGGCACCGACTCCGGCATTGCGCGACACGGTCAGTTCCGCATTGGATTCAGCGCTGTCAGAGAGCAGCAATCTGTCGCTCTCAGATGGGTTACCGGCGTTCATGGTATATGCGCGTTCACTGGCACCGTCTGACGCCTCAGAGAATTACCTGATTTACCGCCGTGATATCGTGTTTACGGTGAACTACGCCACCTCACAAACTATTTCAGCCCCGCAAGTTGTCGCGCCTGTCATGACAACCAACGATCAAACCAAAAACATCTAATCAGGAGTAATCATGGCAGACACCGATGATGCAACCGCTTCAGGCACCACCACGACTGCAGCCACCGCCTCAAGCGCTACAGCATCCGCCGCAACACCTAAGCTCGGCTATATCCTCGTGACACGTCACGCTTTCGCTGATTACCAGGTGGGTGACGAAATCACCGACGCGGATGAAATTAGCGAAATCTTAGGCGGCGAATTGGCCGTGTACGTGATCAAACGCGCTGCATAAAACCCTCGATATCACATCAGAACCCGCCGCGTGCGGGTTTTTATTTGGAGATAGCCATGCCGATTTATCAAGCTGGCAGTTTGAACACATCCGCGCTCACCGCGCCGGATTTATACGTCCAGGTGGTAGCGCCAAAGACGACTTACATCAACGGTGTAGCGACTGACGGCCTTGGGTTGGTCGGCATTGCAAGTTGGGGACCGGTAAACAGTCCGTTCCTGATTGGATCTGCCAGCGACCAGGCGCTTTACATTGGTAGCCAGCAAAATCGCAAGTATGACCTGGCGACTGCAGTGGCAATCTCCCTGCAATTGGGTGCGGCCAACCTGAATTGCGTACGCGTTACCGACGGTACTGATTTGGCAGCCAGCATTGCACTGAAAGACGTTGCAACAACCCCTGTCACTGGCGCAACGCTCACGGCGATTTATACCGGCACTACCGGTAACTCAATCCAGGCAATGATTGCCGCTGGTACCGCAGTGGGAACCTATAAGTTGACCATTTATCTGCCCGGTCAAACCGCTGAAGTATTCGACAATATCGCCGGCACCGGCGCTACATTTTGGGCTAACCTCGTTAGCGCGGTAAACAATGGGCAAACCAGCGTTCGCAGCGCCAGTAAACTGGCGGTGGCCACTGTTGGTACAAGCACCGCCTTACCCAATGTGACATCGACCTACACGCTAAGCGGCGGCACTGATGGCGTTACAACCATCACTGATACCGTATTGGTCGGTACCGACGGTACCAGCACCACTCGCACCGGCATGTATGCTTTGCGCGGTACCAACTCGCAGGTTATCAACCTGGTCGGCATGACCAGCACTACTCTTTGGCCGACTGTGAACACGTTTGCCAAAAGCGAAGGTTCCTATGCGATATCTCAGTTTACCGCAGGCACCACCTACGCCTCAGCTGCAACCTTACTGAACACGGCAGGCGTTGATAGCTGGAACTTCAAGGCGATGGTCGGTGACTGGACATACTGGCTGGACAGCGTGAACGGTCTGACCCGCATGGTCGAACCGGCAACTTTCGAAGCGGCTAATATTGCCTCACGAAGCCCTTATATCTCAACGCTGAATAAAGCGATCAGCACCATCGTTTCAACTCAGCGCAGCCTGGCTAACCAGCCTTACTCACTGTCTGAAATCGGTGCGATTAACTCAGCCCGCCTGGATGTCATCACCAACCCATGCCCAGGCGGCAATTACTTCGGCTGCCGCTCCGGTCGCAATACCAGCTCAACCGCAAGCCAGAATGACGACACCTACACCCGAATGACCAACTATCTGTCGTTGACGCTGGCGGCAAGTTTCGGTGACGTGGTCGGCCAGGCGCAAACCTCTGACCTGCGCCGCGAGACAAAGAGCACCATCGAGTCATTCCTGCAGAATCTGGAAGACCAGGGCATGATTGGAGACCCGAACGGCGGTGCAGCCTTCTCTGTCACGCTGGATTCTACTAATAACCCTGATTCTCAGGTGGCACTTGGCTACATGCAGGCAGATGTCGCGGTGAAATATTTGAATACCGTGCGCTACTTCCTGATCAACCTCGAAGGCGGCGGCAGCGTGTCAATCACTGTCTCTAACTCAGCTTCCAGCTAATAAACTTAGGAAAATCAAATGCCTCAGAATGGGTACACTTTAGGTCGCGATATCGCTATCGATATCGTAACCGCCTACGGCACCTTGCGTATTCCGCAGGTTATTAGCTTTGACGCTAAGCCCAAGGTTAATAGCCTTGAAATCACACCACTCAACGGACTGACCGATGAGTTGCTGATCCCTAAAAACTGGGGCGGCACTATCGAGGCAGAACGGCAAGATGCGACACTCGATGCCTGGTGGGCGCAGTGGGAAGCCGACTACTACAACGGCGTTAACCGCGCTGCCGGAACGATTACTGAGACCATTGAGGAAGTAGACGGGTCATATAGCGTGTGGCGCTATACCTCGGTACAACTTCACTTCACTGATCCTGGCAAGAAGTCTGGCGACCAGACGATTCGCCAATCCATGACCTTCACTGCCCAGCGCCGTATCCGCGTATCATAATTAAGAGAGAAAAATGGCTAAGTTAACCGTCCACGAAGATAAACCTCAAGAAATTAAGCAAGCAAACGAAGATGCCGGTACCGTTACCGATGCTCGCGGTCGTGTCATCAAGATCCGCGAGCTTGATGCCGTGCAGGAAGCCAGAGTATTTTGCGCTGCGGGTGCGGAAGACGCGGTAAATATGCCTTACATGAATATGTACGTTTTCCCGGCAGCTAAGGTTGAGGAAATTGACGGCGAGAAGTATGCCGTTCCCACCAACAAGTTGCAGATTAACGGTATGCTCAGCGTGTTAGGCAAAGCGGGGCTAAACGCGGTACAGGAGTTCATGTTTAGCAAGCTAGACTCAGACGCTAGCCAGATGGATGACAACGCCGCAAAAAACTAGCCCAGAACCCCGAGTTTCGTAATCAGTGCTGGCTGATGAAAAACGGGGTTCCTTTCCATATCGTTTTCAAAATAACCGATCTTTTACCGCATGAAAGATTCGCGATGGCTATCGTGTTTAGCGAGTTTGAAGGTAATAAGTTTAACTGGACCACCAAGCAGTTTGAGGAGGTATCCTGATGGACTTAGAACAGTTCGCCAGAGAGATGGCTTCCTCGGCGCGAGTATTTCCTCGCGAGCTTGAGGTACGGTTCAAAATGGTTGTCGAAGACATCAAAGAGACGGCGAAAGAAGAATTGGGCGTCTATCAACCGGCGGTTGGCTCCTTCAATGCCTGGGCGGTATTGGCCAACGCCACACAGACAGGGCGAACAAGATTGGGGTATACGCCTAATGATCCGCTACTGCGATCAGGTGAGTTGAGAGACTCCATTGAGAGCGAAGTAGTTGGTCTGGCTGCAATCGTCGGAACTAAAAGCGGGATAGGTTTTTGGCAAGAAATGGGCACATCAAAAATGCCCCCTAGACCTTTCATTGGGCCAGCTTATGTTAGAAAACTAGACACATTGCATGAAGCTATCGGCGTAGCCCTTTATCACAGCTTCAAAGCCTATTGAGTGATCTAATAAAAATAGCCTCGCCGTCGTGCGGGGCTTTTTTATGTCCGCAGCACCCCGCGCACCGAAAGCGCATCAACCCCACCGAAGAACCTGTTTAGGAATGAAGCCTGAGGATGCCGGTATGACTGGCGAGTCTCTTCGGGCTGGCTTCCTGTTCGGCAGGCTTCATTTCTAAAAAGGTAAACGCTATGAAACACCTGATTAAAATCGTGAGAGGAACACCGGTTGTAAGCACTGAAATTATTGCAATTGAGTTTGGAAGGCGTCACGACAACGTGATGCAAAACATCCGCTCACTGATTGAGACTGAGCATTTAGGTGCCCTTGATTTCAAGGAGACCTCGTATATCGATAGATCTAACAGGTCGAAACCTTGCTTTGAATTAACTGAGCGTGGCTTCCTAATAGCAATGCCATTCATCGGTGGCGA